CAGGCCCGCAAGGCCCACCAGGTAATGATGGTGTCGATGGAATCCAAGGGACGCAAGGGCCGCAAGGCCCACCAGGCCCGCAAGGCATCCAGGGGCCGCAGGGCGAGCCTGGAGACGCCGCTGACGTCAGCGTCGGCCTGGACGCACCGACCGGGTTCGACGTCAGCGGCTCGCCGGTTACCGGCAGCGGCACCCTCACCTTTAGATACGCCTCCGGCTACCAGGGCTACACCTCCGCCGAGGCGACGAAGCTCTCGGGCATCGCCACTGGCGCGACCGTGGGCGCCGCGTGGGGCACGAACCTGTACAGCATTCCGACCATCATCTCTTCGCTGGGCAGCCTGGCCAACGCCTCGGGCTGGCTGTGGAACGACGGCTCGGGCGCACTGACCTGGACGACGCCTACCAAGGCGGACGTGGGGTTGGGTAGCGCCGACAACACCTCCGACGCCAACAAGCCGATCAGCACTGCCACGCAGGACGCCCTCGACGGGAAGGAGAAATCGTTCCCCAAGGGCTCGCTCATCGCGGGCGCGAACGTCACGCTGGCCGGCACGCTCTCCGATCGCCTCGTGGGGACTGGCGACGTCACCATCTCCGCGACGGGCATCGTTGTCAGCTCTACGCCACCGCCTAGCCCTGTCGATGGTCAACTGTGGCTGCAGACTATCTGACCAGACGGCTTAAATAACCAGAACGTAATAGATTCAAGCTAAGGAAAATTCATGATTCGTGGCAATCAACTCAAATTCGGATCGATCCCATCATATAGGCTAGGCATGGAGTCATATGACTCTACAAAACTTGGTCTAGGCCCTATGATGTATCAGCAAGCCGGCGTTGACGATGCCGCCTTCGCGGGGCCTCTCCCTATAGCTATCGGTCGTCCTATGGAAGCCTCAACGCCCATCTCATTCTCGTATCCAGCAGCATTACAATGGAGCTACAAAGTTGACAGTCAATGGGATTGGATTTTCGTTGCGGACATTGCCACAGCGGCGGCAACCCGTCGTCTGGGCATGTATCGATACAATCGACTCACTGGCGTGCTAACATATGACGGATTCATCACTGTCACTTTCCCAGGCACATCAGAAGCGAAAACTATCCGTGCGCTACGCGTAGACTACAGCAAGCATACTACGGGTACCGTGGAGGTTAACGGAACAGCCGTAACTGGTTCTGGTACCGCATTCCAAACTGACCGTCCTTGCGTGGGTAATAGAATTGGGTTTGGGTCAACTGATCCGGATCTTATCACGCAGTGGTATGAAATCTCCGCCATCGCCAGTGACACGGGTCTGACACTCACGACAAATGCCGGGGTTATTCCTGCAGGCACGCCGTATGTCATTGAGGACCTTCGTTTGGTTGTGGTGGTAACATCGGTCACAACCAACTTGGGCGGACTCTACCTCGTCAAGGGCTTGCGCCGTGAATTGTTCTCACCTGTTGGTGGCGCTGTTCCGGCTGCTACCACAGTAGACAACATTCGCGCGACCTACTTCTTGAAAGATGCCGCTACAGGAACCGCATTGGTTTCATTCGGTGCGTCTCTCGAAGAGCCGACTGGTTCAACAGCCAGGAACATTTGGATTCTTGAAACCCTCGCTAACCCGGTACTCTTCAAGTTCAACATCCGCGCTCCTCTAACAGTTGCTTCTGGCTCTACAACATCTGCCTTTGTTTTCAAAACAGGTGCGGGTGGCGTCTTGACAGGCGCGCCATCGCAGCTCAACAACGGGCGTTTGGCGAACACAGCTCACGGCCCAGGCGCTGGTCTCAACTGCATCTACTTCACAACCGTATCAAGAATTTATCGAACGGTTGACGTATCAACCATTACGTCGGGATCAACGTCCTGGTTGGTTGATAACATGACAGAAGTCCCGCCTGGCGGTGCTGCAACTTATGCCGCGACTGGAGCATTGTCTGCAATTGAATACTCAGGCGTGATTGACAGGTTCGTTGTCACCACATCTGGCGCCAACGGCGCCAGGTCTTATGTCACACAGTATCGAACAGATGGTGGTCAGATGGATCGCATTATCCTTTCTGACTTCAAACAGATTGACCAAAGTTCCGCCGACCCCAGCACAACGCCATTCCCATCTACATCCAGCGCGCCTTTCTCTGTGTGGGTGGAAGGTGGCATGGCTTACATGGTTCGAAACGGCACCACCGCCGTACTCAATCAGATTTACGCATTTCCATTGGGAGCAGACTGGGAGTACGCGGCGACAACCAACTGCCGCATCATTAGTCCAGCAATTAGCACACCTGATTGCAAGAGTTTCATCTCAGCGTGGGCTAATCAAGTTACCGTCCTCGGTGGTGCAACCGGGAAAAATCTAGGAATGGTGCCGGGGCCCTTCCGCGCATGGTACAGAACTAACGGAATCTCAGACAACTCTGGAACCTGGACTCTAATTACACCTACGGGTGGGATGAGCGGAGTTGCAAGCGCTCCACAGATTCAGTTCATGGCTGAATTCCGAATGGACGGCAACATGATTCCCGCGCGCGTGCTCGGTGCGGCGATCCTCTATGCTGACACATCAATGTCAACACATTGGCAAGGCTCTGGTAATATCGGTTCAAGCCTCGCGAACAAGCAATTTGGTTTCCGTCATGCCGTTGCATATGGAACGGCTGTCCCGCGCCTTCAGGTAGAATTGTTCGATGCGGAAACGGGTAGCTCTTTGGGCACGGACGACAGTGTCACACAGGCTTGGACTTGGGAGAAATCTCCCAATGCAGGCGGTGTCTGGGGTGCATATGATTCGGTAGATCGCGCCAACGCCGACACCTACCTTCGTATCGCGCCAACCTCTCTCGCCGACAATATCAAAGTGCGGGCGGTTCTAAGAGAGTACTGATATGGCACTGACTGATATTATATTCGATCAATCCAATACCTTTGTCGCTGAAAGAGGTAACATTGGTGTGATTGAAAACACACTGGGCGACTCTGGCCTAACTACATTCATCCGTGCAGGCGTGTTGCAGCGTTGGAACGCGACTCTGTCTCAGTGGGAAGTCTTTCCTCTGAGGTATCGCGACACCGACGGCTGGGTATAAGGATACTGATGACCGGGGAGGACAGCTGGATCATCACCAGCCCGACCGACAAGCCAGCGAGCTTGAACTACGTGCAGTGGCGCGAGCGTGGAACTGCTGGGGCTGAAGGTGAGCTGAAGCCTCTGAGATTCGATTGAAACTGTTTCGCGAAGTGCTATAAATAGAAGACCAACTGTCGTATCATGTTGGTTGTCGAAGCCCCGGTTTCGGGGCTTTCTTTTTCGTTTCATTTTCATACCCACCTAGGAGGGTCCGAGGACGTGAATGTCCTCAAGAAGTAGAGGAACTCAAACATGCATCTAGTACCAACTCTAGCCCTGGCGCTTCTGTTGGCGTCCGGCTCCGTCCAAGCACAGGACATGCCGAACTACCCAACACAAGTTAAAACAGTGGCTCAGGCGGATCTCAACGCCACACCATCAATCGTGGCAGAACCGCTCTCGGTCACAACCAAGTACACGGAGCAGGAAATGCGATGCCTGCAAAAGAACATCTACTTCGAAGCTCGAGGTGAGGATGTCGAAGGCATGAAGGCCGTTGCGGCCGTCACAATGAATCGGGTGAAGTCTCCCCGCTTCAAACCCAAAACAGTCTGCGGTATCGTCCATGAACGGAATCAATTCTCATGGGTAGCAGCTGGTCTCTCTCGGATCACCGATCCAGTAGCATGGAAGCGCGCAGGTGAAATTGCCCTGATAGCTCTAGGCGGGAACATGACTCACAAAGTCAGCAATGCGCTGTTCTTCCACAACAAGTCAGTTGGTGGATGGAACAAGAAGCGAGTCACCGTGGTTGGGAACCACGTCTTCTATCGCTGATGGTAAGTGCAACGACATCGGGAGATAGCCATGGTTGATCCGAAACTGAACAAGAACTAAACGATCTCGAGACGAGCTCTTGACTTAGAGCGCGTGATATCGTATCATTATGATCTCAAGTGGAGAAACATCATGTTCAAACCAGGTGACCGTGTTCGGATCGTTGAGCCCGTCGAAGATAACTACGGCGATTACACCATCGGGGACGAAGCCACAATCGAACGCGTCGATCGCGTCGATGGCCTGGGTGCCCTTTGGGTGAGTTGGGAAACCAATCTGCTCGACGTCGATGAAGCTGCGCGAGTCTGTCTGCTGTTCGCACACGAGGTGGACCTTGTACCTTAACCTGGAACAGATGCGGGGTGCGCTAAACGATCTCGAGACGAGCTCTTGACTTAGAGCGCGTGATATCGTATCATTATGATCTCAAGTGGAGAAACATCATGTTCAAACCAGGTGATCGCGTCCGAGTCGTGAATCGCGATGAATGGCATTTCGACGACTACGTGGTCGGCGACGAAGCCATCGTGGAGTACGTCTGGCGCAGCGGCACTCTCAGGGTGAATTGGGCGACCAATCTCAGCAACGTCCGGAATGAAGGCCCCCGTGTCGCCGTCCTGTTCGCCGAGGAGGTGGAACTTGTATCTTGATCTCGCGACCCTGAAGGGCGCTCTCAACCATCTCGAATTCGTGCGCTTCCGTGAGGAAGAGGTCGCTGGCCGAAAGGTCGTGATCTGTTCTTACATGCTTTCGATGGACGAAATCTGGAACACTCCGCTCGGAGTCGAAGCATGTGGTGCCACCTTCGATGCTGAATCCGGCGAGCTCGTGTCGCTCCCGTTCGAGAAGTTCTTCAACGTGAACGAGAAGGCTCACACCCGGGCTGCTCTGGTCGAAGCGGACATGGCGAACGGATTCTACGTCACCGAGAAGCTGGACGGCTCGATGCTGACTCCAATCATGACCAACTCTGGTCCGGTCCTCAAGACCAGGAAGTCCGCGTTCTCGGACGTTGCAGCGGCTGCAAACATGCACGCGACAAAGAACGTCCTCGACCTCTGCACCGCGATGTGCGAGTTCGACTTCACGCCGATCTTCGAATACATGACGCCCGACAACAAGATCGTTCTCGACTACGGCGAAGAGCCGCGATTCGTCCTGCTGGCCGCGCGCAACATGCAGTCCGGCCACTACATGAGTTACGAGGCTCTCCTGGGTTTCGGTGTTCAGTTCGACGTTCCGGTCGTGAACAAGGTTCCGGTCAACTCCCTCCAGGAACTGCTCGACAAGGTCGAGACCGAGGAAGGAATCGAGGGCTGGGTGATCTGCACCGGAAAGACTCGCTACAAGATCAAGACCCGCTGGTACTGTGACCGACACAACCTAGTCGACTTGCGCTACCGTGACGTGGCAAAACATGTCCTGAACGACACGCTCGACGACCTGATGCCGAACATCCGCGTGGCGGGCGGCGAAGAAGCCGTCAAGAAGGTCGAGGAAGTCAAGCTCCTTGTCCGAATCGAACTGGCAGTGATCACCAACACCGTCCTCAAAGGCATCGGTCTCGCAATTCGAATCGAAAACCTGGGTGAGCGCGCCCGATACGTGATCGACAACTTCCATCCGTACCAGAAGCCGATCCTGGCCATTGCCCGCCACCCGGAGCGCGAATACGACATCGAGGCTTGGGTGATCGACTTCTACCGTCGTACCCGTCTCTCGACATGGAGCCTGCGTTCTGTCGTCAACGCCAACTTCGGCCAGGAGGACGCGGAATGAGGCGCGTGAGTCGTGTATCCAAGCCCAAGAAAAGAAACGCAAAGACTGCGTTCATGATCAAAGACATCGGTGTAAATTCGAAGAAAGACATCGGCTTCGTGAGCACATCCTACACCAAAACCTGGCGAAACCTCACGGACAAGGAACTCACTCGAGTTCTTGACATCGTCAAGCGCATGGAGAAGGGTGGCTGGGTTTGCGACTCCTTCTTCACGGTCGATGACTCCCCGAACCTCGTTCGGGACGCATGGCATTCGATGTCAGGTAAGAACACAATCACATGGCATTACAGGACGGTACGATGATCGAGAGCACAGTTTCATATCAGCCACACGTCGTGGCGAACCTGACCTACAACGCATTGCGGAACCTAGATGCGGCGTGGTCGCAAGCTCAGTCGCTGTTCCTCGAGAAGGCTGAAGAGTCCTACGAGCGGATGAAGCTTCCTGAATGGGCGACCAAGATCGTCGACTGGTTGCGGCGTGGTCCGCGCCCGGAGTTCGATTTCGAATACGAGCTGCAACTTATGGAGCCGATCGAGACCAACGAAACGCAGCTGCCCGAGTTCCACAGTGCGCTCGAGCAGTACAAGTACGTCGAGGATCGTCTCGCGCGACTCCACAATCGCATCGGGATGATGGCGACCGCCCTCCGAACGGCTGGAGCGAACGATGTCCGAATGACTCCAGATGACTTCTACTGGCTGGCCAAGATGGCCGCAGGTGAGAATCTGATCTATCGCCCGGCCGCACCCAAGGTCGAGTGGGGCGTCTGAAACTGAACGGCACCTAAATGGTGTCGTCAATCTGAAAGAAATCTCTTGACTCTCGATAGCGTTTATCGTACAATACGAAGTATGGAAAAGGAGATGAACATGGTCAACGGCACTTGGTACGCAAAGCACACCGGCCTCTGGAACTGCTGGATCGTGAAGCAGTTCGGAGGTTCCTTCCTCAAGAACGAGGACGGCAGCGTCTCGCGCTTCTCGAATGCCGAGGCCAACCGCCTCGTGGAATCTCTCAACAACGGAGAGACGCTGTAATGCTCGAGCTCCATATTACCAACCAAAGCGAATATCGCAACTACCTCAACATGCTCAGTGATGTTGAGCTTCGAGAAGAGGCTGAAGAGCATTGGGGCTTCTACGAGGAAGCCGAGTATTACACCTACGAGGCACTCCTGGAGCTGATGGTCGACTGTTTCGACGAAACCCTACACACGTCCGTCTGGAGGATGATCTGATGACCTACCGCGAACAACTCAACGAAATGACCCGCACTCAGCTGGTCACCGAAGCCGTCCTGGTCTGGGACATGCACCCGAACGACACCGACAACTTCACCACCCCCGAACTCGTCGAGTGGTGCCTGGGTCGCGACGAAGAACATGAAGCCCGATTCAGCAAGGGGAAGATTCGATGAACCAGAACGTCAAGCGAACCCTCGGGAACTGGCGGTGGTGGGTGATGCTTCCGCTGATTCTGATCATCACACCGGTGGCCTTGCTGTTCTCTGGGACGACCTGGTTGTATGAGGCTTTCCACTTCCAGATTTCCGGTCGAATCCTAGAGTTCTTGAGGTCGGTCGATCGTAGTGGTTCGATCAAGCCGATCACCAAATGGACCTTCCGGGAGCACAAATGAACTACGCATATCTCGACAACATCTCCTTTCTGCGTCAGCTGGGTGTGTATGCCCCGGAACTCCTGACGCCCGACCAAGCTTCGGACCTGGTTCGCCAGATCTCCCTCAACTTCGGAGCGAAGTGATGAAAGCATTGACCAACGCGATCTACCTGCTGGATGGCCATCAGTGCCGTCAGCCCTACTGGGGGCTGCAGTACGTCCTGATGAACGTCCAGGCCTTCCTGCTCGGCAAGCTGAAGGTGGTGTGATGAAGATCACCGACGAATACCCGATGCTCACCATTGTCGTGACCGACCTGCTCGAGCGCGTCAAGCGTTCCGATGCGTACAAAGGTCGGGTCTGGTACAAGCCAACCACCTGGCGGAAGCCTGAAGCACCGCGCTGGCGCATCTGCACGGAACTCGAGCGCGGTCTGCGAGGCTACGGTCAGCCAGCGAGCGGGTTGATGATACGCATGGGAAAGGTCTTCTTCGACCTCGGCTATGAGTCCTGGACCTTCCCACTCAACGACAACATGATCTGTGACGACCACTGGGGCGGTGAGGTCGGCGTTCGTCGCAGGCAACTCCTGCAGGAAGTGCACGACTACCTATGGAAGATGGAGCTCGGAACGCTCACGCCAGCCGATGACAAGGTAGGGAAAATACTTACCTGAGATGTTTTCGTTGAAGTAGACGCGATCACCATTCGCGTCTACTTCTTCTAGTACGTTTCGAACGAACTGTTCACGGACTTCACAGAAGTTTACATCACGCTTCAGTCGATGAAGCGACAAGATCTCGCGCGTGTAATTCTCCGCGCCATTATCCTTGACTCGCTCACAGAGCTCTTTGCAAGAGCCAAAATAACGCTCCCAGTCTGAGACGACTTTCGAGCGGCGGGTCTTACCCTTTTGCTTCCGCATTCCGCTGAAGAGCTTCTTCCCGATGTACTTCTTCCCGGTTGGGATTTCGGTGATCAGGTAGACGAACCCAGCGAACCCTTCAGCGTCTTCTTGCGTGAATGGTTGACCTCGGAACAACCATGGATCCAGGTCGGGTTGCACTTTCTTTCGAGCCATCAGAACACCAATTGTTCCCAACGCCTGTACGCCATGGTCGTGACGACAGACTGGTAATTGTCAGATTGTGAATAGGAAACGTCGAGCGGACCGACGGATATCGGCCAAGCTTCGAAGAGCTTGACTCCGTATGCTCGCTGACCTGCTTCATTATGGACATAGAGCTCGATATCTGACGTGAACTCCTTGTAGAAGTTCATTGTGTTCGAACGGACGTTGAAGACCGCCCGTTGCCAGATGTCGAAGTAGGTACGGGTGTCACCAGTCGCGTTAGAGTAGAAACTGAATGTGACCGGGTCGTAGACGGCCGAGAACGGCGCACGGAACGGTGTCGTGTTCTGCTTGATTTCGAACGTCTGCATGGTACGTTGCGGGAATGTCGCGGTGTGGCATTTGATGTTGATCGAGCCGGTGCCATTCATCAGACTCTGGACGCCACGCATTGTCCCGTAGGAGATTCCATTCTCAGCGACTGGACTGTTAGTCTTCAACTTCACACCGTCCGGCAAGGTGAAGACGACCTCATAGAGGTTTGGCTTCATGACGCCTTTCTTGAAATGTGACAGGAAATCCTGCCAGAAGTTGGCGTTGGCGTTGGCGTTGGACATTACGTCTTACTCCATACTTGAGAGGCCGAAGCCTTGCGGAAACGCTGGAGTGGGAGCATCACTACCTTCTCCCAGTACCTATCGTCGATCCGGATGATTCTTGATTTGAGCTGACTACCGAGGTAGCGGTGAACACAAGGCCCGAACAGGTCGGACTTCGCAGCCGCCCCGAGCATCGAATATGAAAGTTGCATGTAAGCTCGAGGTGAATTCGAACGCTTCTTATACTCGAGCAGCTTGTCGAGCAACATCTTCCTGCCCTTGGGTGGGAGGTAGTGCAAGTTCAGTCCCAGCCAACCATCACTGTAGGTTTCGAGAGGGATGATCAGCGGCAAGGTGTCGTACCACGGGAGGGTTTCTTTGTGCTTCGGATCATAGTGGTACATGAACATGCCGCCGATGAACACCGAGTCCTTTGAGCGAGGATTGAATGCTTCGGGCGGAACTTGAGATGACGTGAGCTTCGGAGCTAGGCTATACAACCAGCCCAGAGACGCCTTCGCTGAGGTCTCTTTAGCCTTGTTCACCATTTTGTTGAGATCGTTTGTCATCTCTATATTTATCGACGCTTCGCGATGCCGAGATCGTATTCATCCATGACCCGGAAGATGCAACCATTCTTCTGGGCCCAGTCTTCAGCCGCGTGCCACTTGTCTTGGTTGACCTGATAGGTGTAGCACTGCTCAAGATAGCGTTTCGTCTTGCGTGTGGCCTTCGGGAGAACAGTCTC